TTTTTTTAACTATTTTTTTTTGATTTAAATTTTATGGGTATATTTGATTACCATTAAAATATAATATTGTTCCAGTAGTGTCAGTTTGTAAAGAAGCATTAAAGGTTTGGGCAGGATTACTTAAATATAATATTGCACATTGCACAGTTGAGGATGTTTGAATAGGACTAGCAGTTAGTAAAGTATTAAATGTAGCACCACATGACAGTGCAGCAACAGAAACACCATTACTATTATTTAAACTTAATGTGTTTGCTGAAACATTAGCAGTAGTTTGAATAGGGCTAGCAGTTGATATAATATTATCTGTTGCTAAACAAGAAATTGTAGTTTGATTAATACCATTACTATTTTTTAAAACTAATGTATTACCTGTTAAACTTGATGTTGTTGCTATAGGACTAGCGGTTGTCATTACACCAGCTGTATTACATGCTAGTGAAGCAGTTTGAACACCATTATTTAAACTTATACTTGTTCCTGAAAAATTAGCAGAAGTTTGAATAGGACTTTGGGTTAATATTATTCCTGTTGGAGTACACGATAAATTAGCAGAAGCGGCACCATTGGTAAGAGTTATTGACGAAACATCAATATCAGTTGTTCCATTGAATAGCCCATTTAGATCATTTGCATATTGCGGGTCGAGAATAGTACGAGACATTGAAAATTTATATTGATTGACAAAAACAAACTTTCAAAAGGTTATTTACTTATTATATACTTTAACGGATATAATAAAAAAAAAATAATTATTATTAGTGGCAAATATTAAATTGCAATATAATAAAATACAGCGACATATGGGGGGCTAACATTTACTCCTGCTAATCCACTTATAGGATCAGTCGCTTGAATATCTGTACCAGTATTATCGATTAAAATATTTGTAACACTCGATCCAGTAGGATATGCGGAACCTTGATCTGGTATCATTACATATAGGCCAAGTGTCGGAACTGGTATATATGCAACAAATATTTCTCCAAGTTCAGTTGCATGGTTATGCCCAGAGTCTGTTATAGAGTGGTCATGGGAACATGCCTTTGTGAGTAATGGTGCAATTGCTGTAGATGATCCTCCAAAATTAGAAGTTGGTGCAAATGTATTAGTTGCTCCAGATGTGCCATTTCCAGTTGCATAATTACTTGTAGAACACCCTAAAGCATTAGAACTATTACCACCAATTGGAAAATAGCTTTGTAGGTTAGGGACATTAAAATTAGCACCACTACCGCCATAGGTATACCCTATTACTGCATATAATGCAGGGTATGCCGTTGTTGCATATGATGCACCATTACATGGTATATATCCAGGTGGTAAATTTACATTACTTATTAACATTTTTATAGTACCAGTTGTGGATGTTGACACATTATAAACTGTATTATTTATGTCTATCGTTGGTATTGCTGTAAAATTTGTATTTGATGTGATAGTGGGGACACTTAACTCTCCAGTTAATGTTATTGACGGACCTTGCATCAGACCTGTAAATATAGGGTTTAATACAGTTAAAAAGCCTGAATATGCGGATTGGACAAAGTCCAGCACATATTGAAGGTTAGCAATATATGCGGTATTAGTTTCTGTGATACTTTGGTCTTGAGCACTGCTATTGCTAAAATAAATTCCCTCGAGCCTTCTTTGCGATAAAGCACTTCTATAGGACATTACAAAACGCACTGCGTAGCGGTCGCTTTTGGGTAAAGCCTTTTTATAAAAGGCTTAAAGATAATCTTATATTAAAAAGATTATATTAGATTTCGATATTATCTTTTTGAGAAATACTTTACTATGCAATCGCACATATACAATATTTTACGGCTAAATATGGAGGGCTTACATTTACTCCATTTAATCCACTAATCGGGTCAATTGATTGTATATTAGTTCCAGTTGATTCAAAAGTCATACCTGTGCTTGCGTAAGCAATACTTGTACCTACTAAAGAAGTACCCTCTTGAGCAATTGGAAAATCAATGGGCTCAAGAGGGTTAACCGATGTATATACAGTTGTATCTTTTGAAATACTAATTCCGTGAGAATGTGATGGGTCTGTAATTGTATGATCATGTGTTGGCATATTGGTTAATAATGACACCCCATTGCTATATGAAATAGTTTCTGTATTAGTTGCCCCAGATTGGCCATTTCCGTATACAAAATTACTTGTGGGGGTTCCATTTACCGAAGTTGAATTTGCCCCAATTGGTATATATGATTCAAAATTTGGCACATTAAAATTATAATTAGAGCCGCCATAAGTATAGCCAATTATATTAAATAAATCTGGATAATCTGCCGTGGCATAACTTGAGCCATCACATAATAAAAAATTTAATGGCAATTCATTTATACACATTTTTATTTCTCCTAATAAATCATAATCGATTGGCTGTCCCTGTATAGTTGGGGATCCTGTAAAATTACATACCCCATCTATAGTTGGAGTCGATAAAGTACTTGATAAGGTAATATTTTCCCCATTCATAATACCTTGAAATATAGGATTGTTTATCGGTAAATAAGTATTATAAATATAATAATTAATAAAATTTTGCACATATTGCAATGACGCAATTAACGATAAATTTGTCTCAGTATTAGATTGCAACTGAGCTGTACTATTAGAGTAAAAAACCCCAGTTAATTCCGTTCTTTGCGATAATGAAGACCGAAATGACATATCGACTTTTAAAATATATTTTAATTTTTTTCAATACATTATATATACAATAATATAATAAAGAGAATTTTAGTAAAAGATTAATCATGTCAAGAACTCTTTACAAAGGAAATTTTGTTCATAATCAATTAAAATATGTTGCAGATGAAAGTCTTCCTGATAGTAGTCAATATTATCAGGATTCCGCAACAAACTTACGAAATATAACAAGTATCGGATTTCACGATGGTTCTACATTAACAACAGCAACTGGGGCACAAGGTGCGACAGGAGCAACAGGAGCAACTGGGGCACAAGGTGCAACAGGAGCAACTGGGGCAACTGGTTCAACTGGACCACAAGGAATTGCCGGCTCTGCTGTTAATACTGGAGCAACTGGCCCCACTGGATCAACCGGCCCTACTGGTATGACTGGGCCTGCTGGTCAAGATGGTACAAATACAAATACTGGCGCAACTGGTGATACTGGGAGTACTGGGCCAACTGGGAGTACTGGACCAACTGGTGATACTGGCCCAACTGGAGATACTGGAAACACAGGATATACTGGCGACACCGGATGCACAGGATCTACTGGAGACACTGGGCCAACTGGAGATACTGGCCCAACTGGAGATACTGGAGATACTGGAGCTACTGGAGAGACTGGGCCAACTGGAGATACTGGCCCAACTGGAATGACTGGAGATACTGGTGCAACTGGAGATACTGGTGCAACTGGGGCACAAGGTAATCCGGCCGATGCCAGTTTGTGGTCGACTTTTCCAGCAACAACGACTCTAAATATTTCTGGATATGATATTCGTTATATTGATTCTCTATCCGCAAATAATATTTTAGTGCAATCAGATATTACAGTTGATCGTTCCACTACTGGTCTTACTAATTTACCGCCAATTATAGTAGGAACACTCACGAGTGTTGTTTTTGAGTATCCTCCAGAATTAGATACTTTTGGTATAGTATATGGAGTTTATAATAATCCAGTTCAAGTATTATTCCCCGCTGGTGTTTTTATAACTGGAATAACCTATTATGCAAGGGCAACAAATGGCCAAACATTAGAAATTAGAGAAACAAGCAATCCAGCGGACCCTCCATTAGATTGTAGTGTTTTTACCGCTGGGCAAATACCTTTTGCTTTTGTGGTCGCCTCTCCAACAATTCAAACGGCATTTTTGAGTGATGTGATGACAATTACGACTGAAACTGATGTGAGTATATTATCGGCAACTGATTTAACTTTTAATGGGGTATCAGTAAAGGATATTAGTGTCTCAACAGCCTCGGTGCTATTTAGTAGCGATGGCACATCTATAAATGGTAATGCGAATATGACATATTCGTCTTTTGGTACATTAGACCCCACTTTACAACTTGGGTCTGCTCTTTCTTATACACCAACGGTTCAAACTGAAATTACGGCATCCGCAACATATGCCGGGACTTATTCAGCAATAACTACTCAAAATAAGGAATCAACTGGGTCAGTCAATATTTATTTAAGTATGGATAATGCAACTGAAACAAGTCATTACACTGTTCTTGGTTTAAACAATAGTGCATATGTTGGTGCCCCCTATATATCGGAGGCGGTTGAGATGACATATTTAGCAAGTTTGGAAGGTGGTATTAGTATAGTTCCTAATTTTAATGCTAATTCTAACATTTATAATGCAGTCCATCTTGGGTATGCTGGTGGTGCAAAAGCAGTATCTATTTTAGCAGATGGGTCATTATCATTAAATACAGAATATAGTGCTGGCGCATGGACTGGTAATGTTGGAACTGCTGGAGATATTTTAACTTCTGGTGGTGCAGGACAACCAGCCGTTTGGGGTTCAACTATATCACTATTAGGCACTGGGGAGGATAATCAAGTTTTAACTTATAGTAATAATTCTTGTGGTTGGGCTGATCTACCTTCTAATAAAATAAATCAATTAAATATTTATAACTCCCCTGCGGTCTATGCTGATGGAAAACCGCCTTTAACAGTTCCAACTGCATCAAGTAATGCTTCTGGGCAATTTGGTTGGTACTTTAAAAATAGCTTTTCAACTGGAACTAATAAGGTTAACTGGTACCAAGCACCAGACAATGGTATGCTTGTAAGTGATTTATTAGGTTTATATTTAAGATTCTTTAATATTTCTGCTATAAGTACAACCCCAAATGATATGCCATTTATTGCCGTTTATACAAAAACAGATACACTTACTCCTAATTATGCATCATGGTATAAATCAAGAATGGTTTATATTCCTAATTTTATCCCTACGGCAAATACAAATTATACAACATTTAGAAATATATCTGGAACTGCTCCTGATCCAAGTTCTTATGCATCAAGTTTACAATTAATGATTAATAGCACAGTTGCACCAAATCCAGCTGGAACATATGCATCCACAGAAGAAGTATTATTCTTTGCAATTTCAACATCATCATCATCAGTTATTAATTGCACTGAATTTATATTACAAAAATTCGGAATAATTACTGCAGATGGAACCCAAGAATTTAATTACATGCCTGTATCGCCATTGCCATAAATCTCACTCCGTAGAGCGGTAAAAGATTAACTGATTAATAATTATTTTTTTTTGTTTATTAGTATACATATACAGAAGAAAGAAAAGATGCCTTCCCTTTTGAGAAACATAAATCGCGGGTATTATAAGGAAAATGGAATTAAAAAAGAATCCGGTGCGATGATGGCAATTATTGAGAGCAATTTAAAGAAAAAAAATGCAGATGCTGAAGCACAAGAAAAACCACTTGACGGCGGTGCAGTAAAGCGACAATTAAAGAAATTCAACAAAACAATCAAGTCAAAGAATGATATTTAAATAATTAAATAAATCAATATAAAAAATATATTTATATAACATTGTTTTTTTGAAAAATGAGCTTCAATTATGAACACGAGGGATTTCCGATTGCAAAAATTGTAAGAGAGGGTGAAAAAGGCAAAGGGAAAAAAAAGAAAGACGTTGAAATATTCATAGATGAGCATTCAGGCGCGCAAAATAACTACCCATCATTACATTTAAAATCTGGGGAAAAATTCCAATATATCCCTGATGAAAATAAAGAGAGATTTATTTCTTATATTTGTGGGGCAAGTGGGTCGGGTAAGAGTTATTTTGCGAGCGATTTAGCCAATGCATATAAAAAACAAAATCCACAGAATCCAGTATATTTATTATCTTATGTTGATAGTGATAGTAGTATTGAAAGAGTTAAAGATATTGAAAGAATTAAATTAGATAGCGACTTTCTTACCACGGATTTAAATGCTGAAGATTTTGCAAACTCCTTAATTATTTTTGATGATTGCGACTGTATAACAGAAAAAAAAATGAAATTAAAATTAAAAGATTTATTAGGTAAATTACTTAATACTGGAAGGCATGCTGCTGCATCAGTAATATATTTAAGTCATATTGCATGTGGTGGTCTTGAAACTAAGGGTATATTAAATGAATGCCATAGTTTGACATTTTTTCCTGCAAGTTTGGGTGGAAGGTCTAGAAATTATTTATTAAATCAATATCTTGGATTTTCAAAAAAACAAATTGAAGCAATTGATGATATCCCAGGGCGAGCCATTACAGTCGTTAAATCATATCCTATGATTATTGTATCAGAAAAAATGATATGCCCAGTTAAAATGCTGGGTAGGGCTTAGTCATCCCCAAAATTAAAATTCATATTTGGTATAGTTCGCTCGCCTTTATATTTTGTCGTCAGTATTTCCATTCTTCTAAAAATAATATCATATATTTGCTGTGTTGTAGAATCATCAAATTTATCTAACCTAATAGCAACTCTAGACGGCAATGTTATTACCTCATTCATTAATGGCAACGTTTCTCCATCATTATAATCCTCAATATATCTCATAGCAACACTTAATATCCTAATTTTTATCTCCCTATTCATATATTTTATATTATCAAGAATATATCGAGTCTGAGTCTCCTTGATGGTTGTCGTTGCCATCGTAAAACGGCAATTTTCGAAGCAATTTAGTTTGTCTATAATTGCTTTGGTATTCTTTGTATTTATCTTTATTTGATTTGTTATATTCTGTTGCCGTTTTTATAAGTTTATTTTTATTCTTTTCTATATATGTTTTTTGGTAACCAGAGACTTTATCTTTATTTTTTTGTTGCCAGCGTACAACTGCGCTGGTTCTTTGTTTTACTAATTTTGCGTATTTTTCCTCAATTGTTAATTTTTCCATTATAAAAATTATATATATATATTAATAATAATTTTTTATTTAATTAAAAAAATAAATAAAATGAATACCCATCATGCATTGCGAAATTTCCACCATAATTTTTTATCTCCATCATATTTAAACCCTCGCTTTTTTGTCTCGGATATGGCATCATTAAAAGAAATTTTGCATTTATCCATAACTATTTTAATATCAACATAAATTTTGCGCGCTTCAATTGCAATTTGTTCTGCAATTGCCTTTTCTTTATTTTTTTTCTCTCGTATTTTAGGATTTCTAATCGCAAAAGTACCATTCCATAATACCTCGCGAATAACCCCATCGAATATTTGTTTATTTTGTTTTTTGGCTATTTTAATTAATTTATCTTCTTTTTTTCTGCATCTGCAACATGTATTGCCCTCTGTCTCATATCGGCTCTTATGTTTAAGCCCACATGAATCACATATCCTAAATAAGCCCCCATAAAAATGGCGAACACAGCAAACACCAACTATTAAAAATACACCTGTATCTTCGCTTGGAATTGTAGCATTTTTATCTTTTCTTATATATCCATTATTTACAATTAATTCATTACCACAAACACACTCTTGCTTAAATTTTGGCCTATCTTGTCCAGGAAAGAATTTTTTAAAAATAGGACAAGAATTTTGCCCACAATATTGCCAAGTTTTGATATCTTCAAAAGTATGACCGATTTTAAGTAATCCATTTTTAAATGCTTGCGTTACTGATGGCTCCTCTGGCGTTCTTTCTGGTTCAGTCATTATAATAAAAAATATTATGAATAAAAATAGTATTGATATAAATATATAATTTTATTTTTAATTAAAAAAAATAAATATTTTATTTTTGGTCAGCTTTTTAAAAGTGTTTTATAGGTCATACATCTCATCCAATGACACACCGCAATCATCATCCGCGGATTCTCTTTGTGTAGCATGCTCATCTTTCTTTAAAAATCCCTCTTCTAATAATCTTTCTTTTACAATTTCTAAATCCATATCAAATACATTTACAGAACTTCTTTTACTTGTGATTCCAACTTTTAAATCTACTAAATTTGCCATAAATTTATGCTGTGGTAATACGTATTCAGATTTAATATTATACTCGGCACAAAATTGTTTATAGTCATCAAATACACCGGCAACGGTATATCTTGTTTGCAGTGGCTCTTCTGTTCCTTTAATTTCGTTCATTGCTTTATGTCCTAATATTTTTCTTTCAATCCAATCACAAATAAATAATATATCAGATGAATGATATTTAATACTCATATCCATATATGCTTCAGTTTTTACTTGAGACCAATCAACATTTGATAAATCCCTTGTATTTAAAAAATTATAAAATGTTGCTATAAATTCATCACTTCTAAATCTCGTATTCATATCTCCCCAAAACTTTTTGCCGTATTTTTTTTTATCTGCATATTTTCCGCTACCTTCTGCAACATTTAACCGCCTTTCGCCACTTCTAAAATCAATTGCAAATGGCTGTTGCTCATTTGTATAAAATATAGGTAATGCGGTATTTCTAACTTTTACAACTAATTTAAATTTTTGATTCATGCTCTTCCATTCTTCTGTAATAAATGCTTTTATTGTGCCCTGTGCATCTCTGCTTTCTTTTCCAAGTTGGCACTCATTTAAATTTATTATTATCTTTCTATAATAGCCATCAGCATATGCACCAAAGAAATCTTTTTCATCGCAAGATGAAATATAATATTCACCTAAAAGAATTTCAAATGGAACCAATGACATGTTTTTACCCTCTCCCTGTTTTGATTTAAATATAAAAGCGCCTGCTTTTGGTTTTTCATTTGGAAATTGAATTTTATGCGCAAGTGAATTAACATATAAATCATAAAATTTTTGATTCTCTCCGCATAATTCAAAAACCAAATCAGCCCATATTCTTAATAAATTATTGCCTTTTTCTGGTATTGGCGTATTACATTTTATAGAATATCCAAAAAATGTATTATATGTTTTTATTCTTACACCATCCCAATAAGTTAATTTTGTTGCAATTTTATTACTTGGCATAAAATCAACATTATGATATGACCTAATTTTTGAATCATCTAACCAACTACTAATAAATAAAAAACTCTTTTTTACTTGTTTCTTAATTTTCTCACCTTTTTTATTTTCTTTTTCTTCTTCTACCATCTTTACATATTTTTTATTTCTATGGGCTTTTTCCAGTTTAGTGTCTGTTGTTTCGTGTAATTCTAATTTGCCATAATCATGTTCAGACCAACATAATTGATAATATGCCAATGGTGTATATACTTTAAAATGGAATATCTCAAAATATGGCTTTTTGTCTTCATATGATTGTAATGTCTCAAAATATTGAGTATCAAAATATTCAAATCCGCCATCAAGTTCAGTTTTATCTGCCATTTCTAAAAATTCAGTTGGGCGTTTTACTTTATATTCAATATCATATCCTAAATTACTATCTTCTCTAATATCGGCCATGGTTCCAAACCTAGTATTGAATAAACATAATTTACCATCTTCTTCTGGATTCTCAGAAAATAAACTTCTTTGAACTCTAATACCATCATGCTCTAAACTTCCATATTTTGGGCGACCACATCTAATATATAATTTTTCTAAACATAAAGCCTCAATATTTTTTACAACCCTTGATAATAATTTAATATGAATATTATTATCATTTTCAGCGAATTTTTTATCTTCCATAACTTTTAAATATACTTTTGGATTTTTATTAAAGAATAATTCAGATATTTTAACAATTTCTTCTTTAAATTGGTTTAATTCATAAATATCAAAACTATTTTGAATATCATTTTTAAGTTTCCATCCATATAATGAGCCCCCATTCATCAAAGATGTAAATAATAACTTTGCTAATCTTGGACTACATTTATATCTATCCACAACTCTCTTTAAATATTCATCTCTTTTAGTAATGTATAATTCTAATTGTGGTAAAAATTCTGGATTCATTTTTAAATCTTTAATTGCAATATTCCAAATCAGTGTTGCTTGACTATTAACCATATCAATATCAATATAATCTTCATCGGCAACTGTATTTTTAACCGCACACCAAAACATACCAAATGATTTATCCGCATATAATCTACCATAATCGCAATCAGAGGTAATACCAAAATCATAAATTACTTCTTTTTCGCCATTAGTTCCATACGTCAATATATAATTATTCATCTTTTGAACTTCATCTTTCCAAAAAGTTTTATATTTATGTTCATCAGTTATAGTTTCATCATAATCATAAACTAACATTTTACGAATTCTTGAAATGTCATATTTTTCAATCATCTTTACACCAACTAAAATTGATTTTCTCAAATAATCCTTCATTTTTGAACTTTATAAAAAACACTTTGTAAAAATTATAAAATATTTATTTATATATATTTATAGAATTATATTTTTCTAATATAATATTAATTAATTCAATGATGGAAAAATTAAATAAAACGCAGAAATAAACAAGTGTATAAGGTTTGGGAGGCAAAATTCATTTTGGGCGGCTGACCCCCCCTTTTGGGAGGCAAATTAAAAGTCAAATATATAGTATAATTCAATATTAGGTCATTATACTACAATATACACTATATTTATACACTTTACAAGATAAATTGTAAATTTATAAATTTGAAATTATTATTATTTTCAGACATCAAAATATATTATTATATAAGTTTTGCAAAAATGCCTCCCATTGTTAAATTATTATCGCTATTGCGTTATAATGGCCTGATATTGAAGTATACTATATAGTTTACTCTTAATTTGCCTCCCAAAATGAATATTTTATTCCCAAAAGGGGGGGTCAGCCTCCCAAATTGATATATTGCTTTATATTGCGCTAATAATGCAGTATACTAAATATTATATTAAACGCAAAAATATATAGTTATATACATCAATATTTATATTATGTTTCATTTACAAATTTCAAAAATATGTAGAGTAATGCGAGAATACCAAGAAATGAATAATACAATAGAAATGTGTATGACAAATACACAAACATTATATGATATTATTAAGTCAAGTTTTCCATCAGTTGATGTTAAAGCAAAAGCAGTACTTGCCGTTAATGAAATGGAGGATTTTGTTATTAAACAGACTATTCATTTAATTATTATTGCCGATGGTATATATTATGAGCCTTCATACGAATTATATGCAGTAAAGCCAAATTATTTTACTAGTGTGAAAAACCTATTAGAGGGATTTATTCCAAATACTTTAATCAAAGATAATTTAAAAGACACATTGCCATCATTTTTAATATTTGTGGAACATGCACATAATATCAATAAGGGTGATTTCTTAATAACTGATAAAGATTACTATAATAATCAATTGGACTATATCCAAGCGAAATTGAATTAATTATATTAAATAATAAAATATATATTTATATATATAAATAATTTTTATAAACTGTGAAATGGAAAATCCTGAGGACCTACTTATTGTTGCCGCTGC